GAATCTACAAACAAAAACCCCGCCAGTGGGTGCTGACGGGGTTGTATGGCTAAGTCTGGTTCGCTTCGCAAGAGTCGCGCACTTAGCACTGTCGGGAGGAGGCTAGCGCAATCAAGCGCGGAGTCAATCATTCTTTCCAGAGTTTGATTTTCAGCTTCTTAGCAAGACCGACAACAGCGTCAATCTCATCCTCGTGGGTAAAATTGTGCTGTGTCTCGCTTTTGTATGCTACCCATCTGTTGTCCTTGGTTTTCAGCGTGTGGATATTCTTCGCTTTCATCCATTTTAGGCGGGGTGATTCCTCTTCTGGTAATTCTGGGAACAAGTTCATAGGATCTCAGTTTTAAGCCTAGCCACCTCCACTCCTCGGAGCGTTTTTATAAGGCAATGTTTAACATTTACCATGTCAGCCAACACAGCAGAGAGATATTTCATGTCTGCTTCATCGTTGAAGAAATAAAGCGTAGTAATCGACTTGTAGCCGTTTTTCTCTGCCTCTTCTGGTGAATACGTTGGCGTTTTCATGTGGTCAGTTTGCATGATTGGATGGAGGTGGCAAGGATATTTTTCATTCTGGGCTATCTACCCGACTTCTGAAGTATCGGGTGTTGTAGCTGCTTCCTGGCTTCGACTCACGGCACTCTACTCCTGCCATGAGACTATTCCCATATTCAGCATCCACCTTCTCCTTGGAGAGCCAAAGCTCCTTCGTGCGAAAGCGTGGGCAAGCAACTAGATATTTTCTCTCATCAGGATTCCACCCGATGATTTCCTTATCATAGTATTGCGTTCCGATTTCCAGCGGCGTGTCGTCGAAGATGCTCATCAGAATGGCGGTGTGTCGTTCTCAGTTGTTCCAGTGTATCCTAACTTTGGCTCGTAGAATGCGATCCAACCGCTCCAATCGGGCGATACAGGCACTCCTTCAAGCTTTAGGGTAAGTTTACCCTCATCGCTCTCAAAAACCGCTCCTACGGTCAAATAACGCTTTTTCTCTATTCCGTCCTTCGTGTATTTGCCCACGGTGGCGACTGCATCATATTTTTTCTTCATAATATAAAGCGCGTGGTGTGAGATGCGCGCCCCCTCTTTTTGGTTTATAGGTAAGCAGGTTTTTCGATAGTGGTGATTCCCTCATGCTGGCGCGGCCATACGCCTACAGCTACGCATGACTGCCATTTCGCAAGTGCGTTCATGTAGCCTACACGCCCCGCTTCGATCAGCTCAGGTGAGACTTCCACCCATGCCGATTCATACGGTGCTGTCACCTCGATAAAGCAGATCACAAAGCGAGTGCGATTTTCACCGCTTGCTGCGTTCCACAGATCCAAGTATAACGCTGCTTGCCAGTGATAGCCTCGGTCGATGATAGTGTTGGTGATGTTGCGCAGATTGCCGATTTTGGCAGTCGTTTTCAGATCCACCAGCAGGTCTAGGTTGTCAGGCACAAGGTCAATCATGCCTTTTATGTCCGTTGCCCCGATAGTGGCAAAGACTGCCACCTCGGATTTGTAACCACCAGCAAAGCGTTGCGCATAGTCCTCAGAAAAGACCGCTTCACACCCACTAGCAGCGCGAATATCGTCATCTGTAGCAATCATTTTGCCCATGGCTCGCGCATCGTCTCTCCACTCCTGGGCTGCTTTAGTCCTGAAGTCGGAGAATGGCGATACTGCGGCGATGACATCTAGCGGGATGTTTGGCTCTAAGATTGCTGCGTGTATCAGTGTGCCTAGATCCATGGCGCGGGTCGATTCCTTGCCTGTGCTGTGCCGCCATTTGTAAGGAGATTGGTTGAAATCCCATAGTAGTGACTTGCTGACAGGTCCTGACAGGTTCGTCGGCGATGCGGAACGTGAATAATACGCTCTGCCCAAGTTGTATTCAATAGATGCGTTTTTCATGGTTTGGCTTTGGCTTTGATTGCAAATGCTTTGTCGATGCTGGCGATTTTGTCAGTGGTTAGCTGTGCGACTGCCGTAACTCCATAATGCTTCAAAAATGCTGGTTCGTCGATGGCGAGGGCTTCGATGTTCTCGCGAATTCTGGCAGCTTCTCCACTGGAGATCAGCGGATAGACGGAAGGTCGATTATGCGCGGCTGATTGCCCATCATCGTCCTCCTGTGCTACTCCACAGACTGCGGCGAGCGAATAGCGTCGAAGATAGGTTGTTGCTGCTCCTACGCCCTGACCGTCCATCTTAGCGGGGACGCAGGACATAGTGCCGAAGATATACCCTCCACCGCTGTGGGCGATAGTGGTTGTCACGTGACAGATTGCGCCGTCAAACGATGGTGACTGGATAACTGATAGTCCATTTGCTGCCAATACGGGGCGCACGGTGTTTAGGACCTCGGCAAGGTCGGCGTATTTGCTCTTAAAATGAGGGTTAAGGCTCCCTTTTGTGGCGTTTTCTACTTCTCCCTGCATTTTTGCTAGGGCGGTGAATAGTTCAGGTGTGCTGTGTTCTAGGTTCATTGTATTTTAGTGTTTGCTTGGCTCATGCCTCGCAGGTGTTGTTTTTAGTGGTTTCTGTGGTTTGTTCAAGGATAATTTCTGAATATCTTTGCAGTATCTTATGCATTCGTTCCTTTGACTTCTCGCAATAGTGCAATCGTTCATAAGTCTTTTTCCGTGCGTAAAATGCGGCGGTGTGATGGGTTCGGTTTACAATCTCGGCGGAGTCCTGGAGCGAGTGAGCCTCACTCCATAGCGTCATGACGATTTGCCTTGCGAGAGCCTCGGAAAACCGTTTGCGCTTGCCAGCGATAGCCTCGGGAGTCACCCCGAGGACATCAGCAACGGATTGGATCAGCGCGATTTTGTTGTCGATCAGCATGAGAAAAGGGAGATTAGTTGTTTGCGCAGATTCTCGGAAATGATCATGGCGGAATCTGTAGCCGATGCCCATCGGTCAACGTGCATTTCTGAGCAGGTCAGAACAAAATTTACGCGATCATTTGCGGGAGGAATGATCCGAAAATAAATGCCAGTGAGTTTTTTCGTTTGCACGTCTTTCGTTTTGCTGTCGGTGATGATGACGAGGGGATCTTCTGTTTTTTGGTATAGTATCATGTTGTAATTGGCATTTGCCATACACCCCGCAGGGTGTTTCGATCTTTGCCTGGATCTCATCAGTGGCTATCTGTGCCGCAGCAGCCGCAGCATGGCGCATCTTCGCACATGCCGGATCTGTTGCGGTAAATCACCGCTCCGGTGTTCATGCGGTAAAATGTGGTTTTGTCATATCTGTGGCTGTGACTCCGGTTTGGTGCGCCGGAGACTAAGGCGCGCGCCTCGTCTGCTACCTCGTCGGGAACATCCCAGCCCTTGGCTAGTTTGTTCCATTTTCCGCCCAAAGCTTTGAGCGAGTCTTTTACGGGGTAGGTGTTTCCTGTTATTGTTTGCATCTTGTCTTGTGTTGTGTTGCTTAGTTTTCTTGCATTGCATAATCCTCGTCAAATTTTGATACCAGCAAGGAAAAGGGAACTAGTATTTTTTTCTCTGATATGTTGCCGCAATGATAAGCTGCTAGTCCTTCAGCTTGTTTCTTGCAGGTGGTATATCTGGTTTTGTGTCCTACAATTTCATAGGCGAGAATTTTTTCTTCTTTTTTCATGATTTGTATTGTTTTGTTGTTATTGGTTCAGTAATGCGATGCGTTCCATGATTAGCGCATCCAAGCGAGAAAACTCGCTCGGTGTGATAGTGCCTGCCTCATAGTGCCTATCGCATCGCTTTTCTAAGGCTTTGAGATCGGCAGTGGATACGGCGGCGCGGATACGCTGGGATAGTGCTGTGTACGTGGTCATAGTGCTAAGGATAGGAGGGTGAGTGTTACAAGTAGAGCAATCGTGAGGACTCCCCCGATGATTTCGGCGGTGATAGTGAGCCATTTCCGCCATGGATTGCGGCGGATAGGACGGCGGACTAGTGAGCAAATGGGTGTATTCATGGTTTGGATTGTGTTGTATTGTGTTGTGTTGTGTTGGCTTGTGCCGTATCCCCTAGAGGGGATTTCGTCCCTTGCCTGGGACTCTTCAGCGGCTCATGCGTTCATGCCTCGCAAAAAGGCGCGAATCATGTTTTCTGCGTCACGCTTGGCAATGTGACCATGCCAGATTGGAGTTGTGACCCCGCCGTTTTCGTTTGCCATCAGGTGCACACAGACTCCGCCATAGGCTTGCGACAAGTGGTAATTACCAACGTTGCCGCGCATTTTCCCGTTGTCGTTTGTGTATGGTGTCAGCGGTGCATTTTTTGCAATGTTGATTTGTTCGACTAGTGTTTTCAATGTTGCGATGGATGTTTTCATATTCAAGTATATTTGGTGTTAATTGGCATGCGCCAGACCCTTTCGGGTTTCGTCCTGTGCCTAGGACTCGTCAGTGGCTGGATTGTGACCGATTAAAAGCCACTTGCTCCTCATGCGTTGGATAGTTTTTACAGAAAAACAAATGACCGAACTCGTTTTCGTAGTATGTATTTTCTTCTCCGATGTCAGTAATGCGGACGGCTCCAGTGGATAGCCAAAGCTCGGCGGTGTTGATCTCGATTTCGCGGACGATTGGAAGTAGTGATTTGGCTTGCTTTCTCATGTTGTGTTGTGCCGCTGTGTTCATCGCGGCGGGGCAAACTTAGCAAATCTCGCGGCATTGTCTACAACATTTTTACAAATAATTCAACTATTTTCATTTTCCTTTATTCTTCAAGGGTTGCAGCGTGTGTTTTGTTAGAGCATTTTACCTCTAAATCAACCCATGAGAGAGAAAAGCAAGGAGAGATTGGCAATGATCGAGGCGATCAAGCGAGAGAGAGAGAGAGAGCAAGAGAGAGTCTCAGCAACCTATTCATCTCTTGAAAGAATATCATCAACACACGCGAGGCAATCGCAAGCAAGCAACGGATGTCATCAGTGCATTATCAACCGTTCCTTTGTGTACTGATTTTACACAGCAATCATAAAACATGTCAAGCATAAAATGATTTCTGTTAGGCTTTTTCTCGGGAAAGATTTACGCGGAGGATTGCGGCGATGCATGGACGGCGTGACGGTGATTTAAACGAGTGTTTTAGGTGGACGTTGCGACTATGTCAGCGAGTGATTCAAGCGAGTGATTTAAGCGAGTGTTTAAGCGTGGCGGATGACATGTTGAGCGAGTGATTCAAGCGGGCGATTCATACAAACGTTTGCTAGGTGTGCGGATGAGTAGTGTTCAGGTGAGTAATGTTCAAATGAGTAGTGTTCAGGTGGGCAGTGTTTGCTTGAGTAGTGTGCGGATGAACAGGGGGGGCGGGGGTCGCGCGCGCGGTGGCTACGGATATAGCTATCCTTCCCCCACCCTCCGAAAAAATGCCTAAATGGCTACTTGACAAATCTCCACAAAATGATAAAACACGCGCATGAGCAGCCCTATTAGCTACGATTTACAAGGACAAGGTGGAGGTCAGTATATCAACTCCTCAATTGGAGTTGTTACTGGTAATTTCCGTTGGGTGCAAGTTATTACAGATACGGTGTTTACTGATCTTATTAGTAGCAACATCAACGCTAGTGGAGACATAGCGGGATCAACCGTTCCTGCTGGCATTGGTATTGGTGGTAAATTTTCCACAATTACGCTTGCTAGTGGTTCCGTTATTGCCTATTACGCATAATGAGTCAGTTTGCACAGAGTGACAGTGCGATGGACGAAGCCCAATCCTCAGACGGGGATGGTGGGTTTCTGAGTGTGAATCAGCGATTGCAGTTGAACCAGCTAGAAGTTGGTGAGGTGCGAGAGTCGTTGAACGGCAGGATGGAAGGATACTGGAAGCCACGCAGAGGCATCCTAGCTAGGACAGGATCGTTGACAAGTGGTGGCAGTCCATTACAGTTGCCGTTCTTTCTGATTGATTCAGCTAAGAACATCACTGCCGCTAGTGTAACTGCTGGTGTGGTTACAATTACGATTACAGGTCACGGGTTGACTGGCACGGCACTAGGAAGAATTACTGGACTTGTCGGCAATGTTGAAATGAACGGTGACTTTTCGTTGACCGTAGCTAGTGTTGATACGCTGACGTATTCTGTAGCTGGATTAACATCTATCAGCGACCAGACTGGCACATTGTCCACAACTCCGATTAACGATGCCGCTAACGTCAACGTCCGAGCATCTTGCTTGTTTAGCGATCCAAACACAGGCAATTCAGAAAGCATTGTTCTAGCGTTGGACACTAAGGCTATCTTAGTAGATTTAGATGGATATACGCAGCAGGATATTAAGTATCCTACAAGTCAATCCGTTACTAGCGACACTGACATGATACAAGCGTTTGATCGCGTGTTCTTGTTCCGTGGTGGGTCTCAAGCATTTGAATGGTTCCCTAATGGTCGTCAGATCGAAAGCGCAAGTCAAGCTGGAACGACTACTGTGACGATGCGTGTGAAAGACCACGGATTAACTGTCGGTGATAGCATTGTAGTCAGTGGGCTTACTGGTGGAACTCCTGCCGATGGCACGTTTACTGTGTTGGCGGTGACAGACAAAGATGTTTTTACCTATACCTTTACAACCTCTCAGACGGTGACATTTGGTGTTACTGCTGGTGTGT